CTGGGCGTGACGGCCTTTTCCATGGGGAACTGACATGAGCGAGTTGGACTGGATCTTGTTGGGCTGGTGGGCCGCGGTGGCCGCCACCTTCTGGGCACTGCGTGGCCTGCCAAGAGTCGGCGACGCCGGCTCCTATCGCAAGGGCGCATCCCTAGTGCGCATGTCCCCCAAGAAGGGCGAGGGGGCCACCCGATGAAGCGCTATCGCCCGCGAGCCGGATCGGCGCCGTCGCTTGCGATTGCCGAGCTGCAGCGCTTCCCGGCCGGCACGGAGTTCGACACCGCGACGCTGGCCAAGCGCGTCGACATCAGCCCCGACAATCTGGCGACCGTGCTTGCCGCGGCAGTGGCCGGCGGCGCTCTCTCCAGACGTCACAGCGTCCCGGGCGTCGTCCGCTCTCCGTTGCTGTGGAGCCTCGGCCCCAATGCGGTCGACTTGAACACCCTGGTGCCGGCGGCGCCGGCCACCACGAGCGCGGAGCAGGCCAAGCGCCGCTTCAACTTCCGCCTGAACGCGGATGTCACGAGCCACTCGATGCGCCTGGCCGATGCGCACCATCCGGCCGCCGCGAAGCCGGCGCCGGCCGAGCCGGTCATCACCGAGGCGACGCGCATCACGCGCGGCCCGAGCTGGACGCACGACCCGCGCTTCACCTGCGGGCCAGGTGAGCAGCCCTACGGCGCCGGCTTCTCGGCCGCCAAGCCCGGCTTTGACGTCACGACCGGGAGGCCGTGGGCATGAGCAGCAGCCGTCCCAAGCGCGGCGAGGTGCAGCCGCTGAGCCGCGACGCAGCGCGCTGCTATCCCAACAAGCCGACGCGCGCGTGCTACGGTTGTGCCCGTCATCGCTTCGGTGATCCGGAGCCGAGCGAGGTGCGGCGCGAGCCGGTCATCGACGCGAGCGGCTTCCTGATCGACGGCCGTTGCCAGATGCGCGTCGTCGTCGTGCGCAGCGCCCGCGCGGCGCTGCCCAGCTTGTCGGCGCTGGATCGGGCGTGGAGGGCGGCAGCGTGAGCGATCCGTACCTCGACTTCCTGCGCGAGAAGATCAAGCTCGCGCGGTTCACAGGGTTCGACGTGAGCCCGGAGGAGATCAACCCGGCGCTGAAGCCGCACACGCGCGACATCGTGCGGTGGATGTGCAAGGGCGGCTGCCGGGCGGTGTTCGCGAGCTTCGGCCTGCACAAGACGGCCACGCAGCTCGAGTTCCTGCGCCTCGCCGGCGTGCACCGGCCCGGCCTGCGCCTGCAGGTGCTGCCGCTGGGCGTGCGGCCGGAGTTCTTCCGCGAGGTGACGGAGCGCTTCACCGGCGATCACGCGATCAAGCTGCGCTTCATCCGCAGCGACAGCGAGATCGGCGACGAGCGCGAGATCTACCTGACGAACTACGAGAGCGTGCGCGAAGGCAAGCTCACGCCGAGCCGCTTCCGCGCGACGAGCCTGGACGAGGCGAGCATCCTGCGCAGCTTCGGCAGCAAGACGTACCAGGAGTTCCTGCCCGCCTTTGCGCCGGTCGAGTTCAAGGCGGTCGCCACGGCCACGCCCGACCCGAACCGGTACAAGGAGCTGATCCACTACGCCGGGTACCTCGGCGTGATGGACACCGGCCAGGCGCTGACGCGCTTCTTCCAGCGCGACAGCGAGAAGGCCGGCAACCTCACGCTGTACCCGCACAAGGAAGCCGAGTTCTGGCTCTGGGTCGCGAGCTGGGCGGTCTTCATCACGAAGCCGAGCGACCTCGGACACAGCGACGACGGCTACGTGCTGCCGCCGCTCGACGTGCGCTGGCACGAGATCCCGAGCGACTACGGCAGCGCCGGCGCCGACAGCCAGGGCCAGCAGCTGCTGATTCAGGACGTGGCGATGAGCCTGCCTGCCGCGGCGCGCGAGAAGCGCGAGAGCCTGCCGGCCCGCGTGGCCAAGGTGCGCGAGCTGATCGACGCCGATCCCGAGGATCACTTCATCGTCTGGCACGACCTCGAGGACGAGCGGCACGCGCTGCAGGCCGCGATCCCCGACGCGGTGAGCGTGTGGGGCACGCAGGACCTCGAGGAGCGCGAGGACCGCATCATCGGATTCAGCGACGGCAAGCACCGCGTGCTGTCCACCAAGCCGATCATCGCGGGCTCGGGCTGCAACTTCCAGCGCCACTGCCACCGCGAGGTGTTCGCCGGCATCGGCCACAAGTTCAACGACTTCATCCAGGCGGTGCACCGGACCTACCGGTTCGGCCAGCAGCACCCGGTGCGCATCGACATCGTGCACACCGAGGCCGAGCGCGAGATCGTCGCCAGCCTGCAGGCGAAGTGGCGCCGCCACGACGAGCAGCAGGCCCGCATGGCCGAGCTGGTGCGCACCTACGGGCTCGACCAGCTCGCCATGCAGGACACGCTGGCCAGGACGATCGGCGTGAAGCGCCGAGTGGTGAAGGGCGAGCGCTTCGAGGTGGCGAACAACGACGCGGTGCTCGAGGCTCGGCAGTGGCCGGAGAACTCGGTCGACCTGATCGTCACGTCGATCCCGTTCGCGAACCACTACGAGTACACGCCGAGCTTCAACGACTTCGGCCACACCGAGAACAACGACCACTTCTGGCGGCAGATGGACTTCCTGACGCCGGAGCTGGTGCGCATGTTGAAGCCGGGCCGCATGGTCTGCGTGCACGTGAAGGACCGCGTGCTGTTCCAGAGCCAGACCGGCTACGGCGCGCCGACGATGGACTACTTCCACGAAGAGGCGGCCTTCCACCTGCGCCGACACGGCCTCGTGAAGATGTGCACGATCGTCGTCACCACCGACGTGGTGCGCGAGAACAATCAGACCTACCGTCTCGGGTACTCCGAGATGCTGAAGGACGGCACGAAGATGGGCACGGGGTGCTCGGAGTACGTGCTGGTGTTCCGCAAGCCACAGACGGACCTCTCGCGCGGCTACGCCGACGAGCCGGTGTCCAAGCGGCCGCAGGAGTACAGCCTGGCGCGCTGGCAGGTCGACGCGCACAACTACTGGCGCTCCAGTGGCGACAGGCTGCTGACGGCCGACGAGATGGCCCGCCTCGGGCCCAGCAAGCTGCCGAAGGTGTTCGCCGAGGACAGCATGCGCAGGGTCTACGACTACGGCCGCCACGTGGCCATCGGCGAAGCGCTGGCCGAGCGCGACGCGCTGCCCAAGCTCTTCGCATGCCTGCAGCAGGCCAGCCCGGATCCCAACGTCTGGACCGACGTGACGCGCATGCGCACGCTCAACGGAGAGCAGGCGAACCGCTCGGTCGAGAAGCACGTCTGCCCACTGCAGTTCGACATCGTCGACCGGCTGATCGAGCGCTTCAGCAACCGCGGCGACCTCGTCTATGACCCGTTTCACGGTCTGGGCACGGTGGGCGTCAGGGCCCTAAAGCTCGGGCGCCGGGCCGGCGGCAGCGAGCTCAACGCCGCGTACTTCGCCGACCAGGTGCACTACCTGCAAGCGGCCGAGCGAGAGGTCGCCATGCCGTCGCTGTTCGACGTGGAGGAGCTGGCGGCGTGACCGACACAGCGCTTCCCGACCCGCTCGTGCCACCGGAGGTCGACCTGCGCGACTTCCGCGGCATGTGGCTCGACACCGAGCGGCTGCTTCGCTCGGACACGTGGGTGCTCGGCAACAGCGACGAGAAGGCCGCGGCGATGACCCTGTGGCTTGAGGCGTGGCACCAAGTGCCGGCTGCGAGTCTCCCTTCGAACGATCGCCTGCTGTCGAAGCTGTCGGGAGCCGAGCGCTGGAGCAAATCCAAGGCGCACGCGCTTCGCGGCTGGGTGGCCTGCAACGACGGCCGGCTCTACCACCCGGTGGTCGCTGAGAAGGCGCTCGAGGCGTGGGTCGAGAAGCTGGCGGCGGCGATCAGCGGCGCCATCGGCAACGCCAAGCGATGGCAGGTCGCCGTCGATACAGAGCAGCTCCGACAGCAGTTCCGCGTCGCCGTCGACCGGCTCCGAGCGATCGACCCGCAGTCGCGAGCGCTCAAGAAGAAGGCCGTCGCGGTGATCCTGGGGGGATCGCCCCCCGATGCTCCGAGCGCATCGCCACCCGAATCGCCCCCCGAGTCGGGACCCGATACCGGGAAATCATCGCCCCCCGATCGCTCAGACCGGACCAGACCGGACCGGACCGGATCTCTTTCTCCTGCTGACGCAGGAGAAGAGGCCCCATCCGCCAAGCCGACCGCGAAGGCGCCGGAACGACCGGAAGGGGTCGAACCGCAGACCTGGCACGACTGGCTGGAGCTGCGCAAGCGCAAGAAGGCGCCGGTGACCGCCACCGTGCTGCGCGGCGCCGCCAGGGAGGCGACCAAGGCCGGCATGAGCCTCGAGGCGTTCCTGCAGGTCTGGTGCGTGCGCGGTTCGCAAGGGCTGCAGGCGGACTGGCTCAGCCCGCAGGAACGCGGCGGAGCACCGCCACCAGCACGCGCCGCACCGCGCCAGAGCTCTACCGATCGCGCCGTCGCCACCCTTGAATCCCTGACTGGCCGCAGCAACCGAGGACCGAACCATGACCCGAGACCTGAGCCACCGCTCGCCGATGTCGTCGAAGTCGCCGCTCGCCGTGTCGGCTGAGGCTGTCCCGACCGAGTGGGTCGAGGACCTGTTCGGGCGTCTGCAGGCGATCCTCGGCACCGCGTTGGGCAACCTCTACGCCGGGGCGGATCCGGAGCTGGTGAAGGCCGAGTGGGCCCAGGCGCTGGTCGGCTTCAGCGGCGAAGAGATCCGCCGCGGCCTGGCTGCCGTGCGCACCCGCCGGTTCGCACCGAACCTGCCGGACTTCCTGCTGCTGTGCAGGCCGTCGCTGGACCCGGAGGTCGCCTGGGCCGAGGCCGAGCAGGGCTTCATGGCGCACCGCAACGGTCAGCGCTTCGACTGGTCGCATCCGGCCGTGTTCTGGGCCGGTCGGGACTTCGCGGCCGAGCTGCGGTCGAAGCACTTCGCTGAAGTGCGCAAGCGATGGGAACCTGCGTTGGCGCGCTGGTACTCGGCAGGGCAGTGGCAGCCCATCCCAGACCCGACGGCCAAGCGCCTGCGCCAGGCGCAGCAGAGCATGGACTCGGCGTTCTCGGAGGAATCCCGTGCGCGCATCGCCTCGATACGCGACCGCCTGGCGGCCAAGCTCACCGGCGCAGCCGAAGACGCACCGCGGCGCGCGGCGTCCTGCGAAAACGAGGTCCCCAGCGCGGAGGAGCAGGCCCTCATCGCCGAGCGCA